ATATCCATATCTATGTCAAAAGCTTTTGGATCAACAGGCTGAAAACGTCCATTCATACGCATCATAGCTCCGTCTTCCATGTTCTTTTGCAGCAATCTCAACATTAAGCCAAACAAGTCTCTAGCACCATCAGCTAGGTTTCGCACCATCACTTCTACTTGCCCTGCTGCTGCTTGCACAGTAGCCTGTACAGCGGCTTTAGTTGTAGACTGCATAGCATCAGGGTCTAGGCCCATAGAGGCTTTGGTAACGCCTGTCTTGCCCTCTACAAGCTGATCTAAGTAGGTTAGTGCGTTTAGTGTTTGCCCTGCTGTAAATGGCACAGCTAAATCCTGCACTGCGCCTGCCTGCCTCATACGCACAATCGCGCCTATCTCATTGTTTAAAACATCGTCTATATTTACTGCGCCATCGACTATACCAACTCTAGGATTATTAGTCATAGCTACATTGTCTAATATACCTCTTAAAATAGAGGTTGCTGCGTCTTGATCATCTATAACTAGATCAGCAATACTTCTGCCATAAAATGTGTGTGGCTCTGGGTCTACTTCAAATTTTGCAAAAGGTAATTCATCTGCTAACTCATAATCTAGCAGTTTATACCTAGTTCCACCGCATAGAAATCTATGCAACACAGCAACCCCTGTTCCATCAACGTCCATCCGCATATAAGCTTCTGTTAAAGTAACTTGATTCATAGATGGATCAGAGCTTGTTTCATTAAAATCACTTGTATAGCCCTGTCTCTCAGTTCGCTCGGCTTCAGTCATTTCTGTGCCTGCATCAAAGCTATCAAGTTTTAAAACTTCTTCAGCATCAAATCCCATAGCTATAAGATCGCTTGCTCTCATTTCTGTTCTGTGAACAACAACATGAGCATCCTCTAGGGTTCTGCAATTTCTGTCTACAAAAAACTCTTCTGGCGGCACACTCTCTATCTTTAAACAGCCAGCATATGCTCTTCTAGAAACTTTAGCAGAATGAACAGGCATCTCAATTTCAACACCTTGCTCATCCATGCTCATTTCTTGCTCAACGCTATGCTCCAAAACCGTTACATCATCGTCTTGTACTAAAAATGTATACTCATCGTCAGATAGGTTTGTGTAAGTATATATTTCTGCTTGCGGCATTTCTTCCCAGTAAGCTTTGACTATACCCTGTTTTTTAATTAACGCATCGTGAAACGCATCGTTCAACACCCTATAACCATTGCTGCGCTGAAACTCGTAATGAACATAATCAGTCGCTTGCTCTGCCATTGCTACATCTTCTGCGCCATGCGGCATAAACTCTACTGGTCTGGCAGTGCTTAAAAACACACGCATCAGGCTAGGCTTAACCGCACGCACAACATCCCGAACTTTAGTTGCGACAACTTTGCTGCGCCCATCTTCATAGCCTATATCTACCTCACCATCGTAGTATCTTTGAGCAGTTATCCTATCTTCCGATATTTCGCTTTCAACAAAGTCTACAGCGTCATCAATAGCGGCCTGTACAATACTTTCTATCTCTAGTTCTGTTTTGGCTTTTAGTTCCATCTATTGCTCCTCTAGCCCTGCCGCAGTTCCAACCAAGTAGGGCGCTAGACTTCTTTCTATTCTTGCAAAGTTTTTAGGCTGCGTTGCATTTAAAAGTAAAGTTCTCATTAACTCTTCATCCTCAACAGCCCTCATTAATAACTGTTCTGCTTTATTAGTTGTTAACCTTGCTAAATAGTCTCTTACTCTTCCAGAAACAATTTGAGCGCCTTGCAAGCCGCCACCAGCCGTATTACCGCCAAGTGAAGCACCATATCTAGCACCTATTATTCTTCCAATAATTTCAATAAGTTTATTTGTAGGAAATGGATCAATTCCAGCGTCAGAACCAACTCTAGTTATATCAAGTTTTTGAAGTTCTCTTGATAGTATCTTCAATCTATTTAACTCTGCATTAGAATAAACCTGTCTAGCAATGCTCATAAAGTCTTTATTTCTTAAAATCTCTGCTACCTTAGTTCCTCTTACTTCTGAGGTAGCAGTATCTATACCCCTAACAACATCTAATCTTGAGATAGACCTATCTAATATTCTTTGAGATAAAGCTGATTTTATACCTGCAAGTGCTTGACCAGTAGCATCTTTTTTAGCTGTCCTTAATAAAGAAGCCATAGCAACTTTAGGGTTAGCTGAAGATAATATTTGATCAATAGCTGTATTTGGATTTACTGACGCAAATTTTAATAAAGTATTTCCTTTTTCTGTATTTGCAGCGGTTTGTGCAGCAGTCGCCTTTTCTGTAACATTCGCAACTTTTTGCTGAGATTTTATTGCATTATCAATATCAGCCCTAACAGAACCAAAAGAATCATCAGACAAAACTCTACTATACTTATCTAGAAATCTTTGAGCATTTGCTTGATTATATTGGTTGTTAGGAAAAGCCTCATCGTCAAACCTAGACCTTAAAAAGGTTGCTATTGCACCTATTCCCTCGTCACCCCTACCTTCCAGCGCATCAGATAAATCTCTAGCAGCAAGCTCTCTTTCTGTTCTGCTACCTCTATCAAGAGACTTTTCTAAGGTTAACTCATCTCTTATTTTAGGATCACCTGACGATTTTTTAGCCATTATTTGACCAACAGTTCCACGAGAAAACTTATCGTGATATATTTTTGTAAAGTCTCTCGCATCAGCTATTTGCTTACCTAACAATGTTGAAGCATCCACATCATCTAAATCTTTTAAAATAATTGGAGCTATCTCATTGGCTAATCTTGCCATATTGCTATTTGGATTTTCACCAGACGAAGCATCTCTAGCTGTAGCTCTAAGCTTTGAATATAAATCAAGTAAGTCTCTTACTTTTATATCTTTACTTTTTTTAGCATATTTTGTGCGAAATTGATTTATTGCTTCAGGAACATCTTTTTCAGAAAAAGCTCCTAAAGTTTTTTTCTGAGATAAAACGGCTGCGCTTGATTGTGGCGCAGGAATTACTTGATCTTTGTCTATTTCATCCCAAAGTTTATTTCGCTCAGCTCTTGCCGCATTTTTAGCAGCAGAAAGCTCGTTAGCTAAAATAACACTAGCTTGAACATCATCAGCGCCCTCATTGGATATTCTTGCAACAGCATTATTTTGAGCCGACTTGATAAAGCCATTCATTGTATTAGTAAAAGATTCAATTCTTTCCGTTACAAAAGATTGCGTGTCAGAAACATTACCTTCAGGTGTAAGCTCTGCTCTTGCTGCATCATCTGCTTGTAATCTTCTTTCTTCTATTCTGCTCTTTAGCGCTGCATCTCTATCCATAGCGCCGCGCTCTAATCTTGCTAAAAACTCATCTCCACTTTTTGCCGCAGGAGTTAAATTTAATAAACTAGGTGTAAGCTCAGTATCAGCAATTCTTTCAGCTTCAGCCCTACCACCTACACCAGTTTGCACCCTTTGAGAGGCTAATGGCATTGCTCCAGCTTCAGTAAATGGAGCTACTGTTGATTTTATTTTATCAGTGCCACCTTTGAGTAATCTACCAGCTATACTATTTGCAGCAGCAGAACCAACGCCTCTAGCTGTAGCAGGAGCTAATCCTGCGCCTAAACCACCAGCCACACCAGCTATACCCTGAACAGTATCACCGTAACCTCTACGCCTAGCCTCTTCTTGCGCTGCGCCTGCACCTGCGCCTGCTAATAATTCTGCCCCAACACCACCTGTACTAGCTATGGATGGAAACACAGATTGAGCTACCCTACCAGTTAAACCGCCAACACCCTGCAATGCCTGAACGCCTTTTGCTACAGGAACAACCGCAGAAGCAGCCCTTCCTAGCCCTGCCCCTGCGCTTTCTCTTAATCCTTCAGCTTCCCTATCAGCAACACTTATGTTTGACGATTCCATTAAGTTTTTTAAACCTTGTTCTGCCGATCCTGTATATTTATCAAATGGATTTATAAAATCTACTAAGCCGCCTACACCTTCTGCAATTTCTTTGTTAATCTGCCCCATTACAGACCTAAAAGAGCCAACATTCTTAGGCTTATCGTTCATCATAGAGTCTGCTAATCTTGCAAGTCTTAGAGCTTTATCGCTATCACCCTTAGACCTTGCAATTCTTAAAGCTTTCATAACATCATTAAATTCTACAGAAGCCATTATTATAAACCTCGCTCTGCCTCATCAAGAACCTGCTGAATAAGAGCAGCATCTTCAGGTGAAACTTCAAATGTTTCAGATGTTGTTGGGGTGTTATTTTCTAAAGCTTTTGCAAGAGACCTATAACTACCAAGTAAATTTTTAATTTGAGGCTGAGCATCACTAGCTTGCTTTCTTGCATCAGCAGTCGCATTTACGTCTGCTTTTATAACATCTGTTCCTTGAAGAGTTTGCTCAAGCATACGAATAACAGCTTTTGCTTTATTTAAAGCTCCTGCTGGACCAGTAAATATTTCTGAAGGAGGTATAGTTAATTTACCTGCCACTTGTTCTCTTATAAAATTTGTAGGTTTTCCTGCAAATTGTGTGTCAGCTAAAGCTAAAGTTGATAACTCTAAAACTTTCATTGCTGCAACAACTTCACCAGATTCAGGAGAAATATTTCCTGCGCCTACAGCATCCGATACAAGATTTAATTTATTATTAAACCATCCTTTTAAGCCTAATGCCGATCTTATATTTAATTTATCAAACTCACCTAGCAATTCCTCATCTTCATTAAATCTTGTTGCAGCTTGATTTACTTGAGAATTAACTTGATCTGGAAGAGAATATTGTGTTTGCGACACAGTATCAAAAACAATAGTCAATCCTGTTTGAGGATTTTGTTGCGTTATTAATCTTCCTGAAGCAAGACCTTTTGCCAAATCATCTGGGGTTCCAGCCCCAATTAAAGCAGCATATTTTTTATCATATGTTGATAATTTTGGTGGTTTTGCAGCATCTCTTTTCATAGCAAGTTCATTTGTAAACTCAGCTAATGCAAACGCATCTTGTTTCTTTTTTGCATCTTGCTCCATATCAAACATAATTTTAAAAGCGTCATTCGGGGCAAACACACCTGTACCAACCATATTAGCAAGCCTATCAGCCATAGGCGTACCCAAACTTTTTAAATATTCTATAGTTTTATTTTTACCACGCTGAACAGTTCTTTGCTGGTTTATCGTTTGCAGTGCTTGATTAAGACCTTTATCAGGCTCAAACCTTAATGTATTAAGTGCGCTTGCCGCTGCTCCTGCAAAATCTCTAAAATCATAATCTCTAATCATGTTTTAACCTACATAAATCTTGGCATACCAGCTATGCCAGAAAGCCCTGCTGTTAAGTAATCCATAATTCCTAATTGCCTAGATTGCATCTGAGTTTGCGGCACTGGTGCAGCGCCTAATGCGGCAAGTGGCAATGCTAATTTATTTGCTGGCGCACTAGAAAAATTATCATACTGCCCTCTAGCTGCATTAATAAGGTTTTGCATTAATTGCTGCTGCATAGTGCCTTGCTGCATTTGTTGCTGATTTATAGCTTGCCCCATGTTAAAGGCTTGAGAGCCTACACCCTGCAACCCCTGCGCTGATCTAAATGCATTATTTATAGCATTATTAAAGCCTTGCTGATTTAATCTTGAAACTTGATCAAGAGCCTGTTGGTTAAAACCCTTTAAGGCTTCAGCTTCCATAACACCTTGCCTTGAACCACCATAAGCACCTGATCTTTGTGCTTGTGCGCCTATGTTATTTAATCCCATCTGTGCCGCATTACCCACGTCACGAATTGTAGCATCGACTACCTGTTGCTGATATGGGTTCATAAATTGGTTTACATTTGGATTTGCAAATGCTTGCCCTGCTGCCATTGTTGCTTGTGCCGCCCCTTGATAGGGGTTCATTGTCATTGCTGGATTTGCTGCGCCTGCCATATTACTTACCCCTCGTCATTGCATCTCTTGATATAGGTTGGACCCCTAGTGGTGAAGTATTTGTATAGCTTGTAGGAGTAAAACTTTCTGCACTTCCTAACGGAGCAGCGTTACTTCCTGCCTCACCTGTAACAGGGTCCATAAAGAATGTATCCATAAATTGACTTTGCGCTGGCCTAAACTGGGCTAAGTTTTCTACAGATTGTTCAAATATAGGTGCAGAAGAATAACCCATAGCACCACCAGCAAATTCTGTTGGCTCAGGCATAAATCGCCCCTCTCCTGTATTCATTCCAAAGGCTGAAGCTGCATCTTGCGTATTTTGAAAAGCTGCGTCTTGCATTGGAGAAAATGCAGCAACGTCTGGACCATAATAAGGCGTATATCCTATGTTGGATATTCTATCAGCAAGAGCTAAATTTGATTTAGCGGCATCCTCAATATATGCTGGTATTTCTGTTGTTGTAGTTCTTCCACCACCTTTACCACCACTCATTCTATATCTCCTTTTGAAACGAAGCGTGTAATGGCTTCCAGCCATGCGCTTTTAAGGGTTTCTTCCATCCAAAACGGCCTGTAATACTCAAAGCCTCACATCCATAACTTTTTGCCCAAGCTGTAACATCATTGTGCATATCTAACAACTGATCTAGTTCACCGCCGCCTAAAAACACGTTTAGCACCTTTTTTCTAGGATATACCACAATTTCTGTCACAATGCACCCCCTTGGAGTAGGCCATAGCTGCATATTGCCCTCAAGAATACCTTTTGCCACATCTTCAAAGCTATGAGTACCGCCAGAATACTCTAAAGCCGCCTCTATCCAAGGGCGGCATCTTTCTAATTCATTTACTTGTGTATCTTTAGGCATTTAATATGTAGACAATGCTACCCTCTTCCAAATTGCTGTTGATCCATCATATGCAGCAGTGCAAATATAAATATAGTTAGTATCCCAAGCTATCATGCCAGCTCCATCGCCAGATGCACCAACACTTGAGCTAGGTGTGGTTTGCTTCATAGCAACTTGCTTAAAAGCGTTTTGTGCCGATACAACAGGATAGTTTTTATCGTCATCCCACAAAAAAATACCGTTCTCGCTTGGGTTATCGTCACTGGTTTTAAAGTATAACTTACCTAAGTTTCTGCTTAGAAACAGATTAAGCTGCCTGCCCCACTGTCTTATATCTTCACCAAGAATAGGCGGTGTAACTGGCATTATCTACGACCCCCAGCTTTAACTTCCAATCTCATAACGCCAACACGCCAATCTGTAGCTTGATCCCCCTCAACACGCATTTTAACTTGTCTCCCAGTAAAACGCACAGAAGTAGGGTTACTAGGGTTAAACGGTCCAAAAGTTCTTTCAGTATCATTTGGATGAAACTTACTTTTAAATTTTAAATTAACATCGCCTTGTGTTTTTTCATCGGTTATAACTTCTGTCACTTTAGCAACTTGATCTCCGTTACCGATGCTAAAAGGCCCTGTTTCGCAAAAAATGGCTGAACCCTCGTAATTAAAACCGATCTCGTGATTCATTATATCTTTTTTTGTTCCGTGTTTAGCCATAAACGGATAAGCAA